GTTCCCGCCCAGTCGGGTCGCGTCCACCTCGTAGAGCCGGATCTGGTTGCCAGGCTCAAGCTTTTGGATATCGGATTCGAAAGTCATGGGGCCTCTGAAAGAGAAAACCCCGCAAGCGCGGGGTCAATAGGGGGTAAATCGCTGATCGAAAGTCCAGCTGATGGTCACCAGGTTGGGAGCGCCACGGGCTCTGATTTTGTAGCCTTTAGCCCTGTACCGACCCTGCACACCACCGGGCGGCGTCCAGTAACAGGTGCGATAGCCCTCATGGCGGTCTAGGAACTTGCGAATCTCAAAAGCTTCCTCTCCCTCGACTAGAAGGCCTGTATGGGACAAGCTCCACGACTGCGTCTTGGTGTTAATGCCGACGCCACCTGCCTGGACAAAACCATCACCGAAGTTGTTCTCCCAGGTGTTCTGCTTGACCTCGCCGTCAGCTTCGGCCTCAACGTCAAAGCTGAAGATCTCTGTCATCACTTTCTCCAAAGAAGGCCGCCCTGCTGGGTTTCCCGATACAGCACATCACGCACGACACCTTCGAAGCCCTCTCGCAGACCTTCGCCCTGACGCCTCGCCTGCTCTTCACTTACTCCTTGCTGGGCCTGGACGTTGATTGGTGAGTTGATGATGATCTGGGCACCACCGCTCTGCGCGCGCTCTGCGCCAGCAGAAGCTGACGAACCTCGACCGATCATCCCAATGCGCCCATCGCTGAGGGCTTCCAGATTGCCAACACCAATCCTGGCAGTGGCCTCGGCATCGAAAACGTATTCCCCACGGTGAACAGGGCCGGCAACTTCATCTCTGCGACCGTGGCCTGTGTAGCCGCCATCCATGAAGCCTGCTCCTGCCATCGCTGAGGTGGCGGCGACACCGGCCACCATCGGCGCTGTTGCTGCTGCAGCTGCTGCGGCTGCTCCAGGAGCCAATGCTGGCCCAATGATCGGGATAGCAGCAGTGGAAGCGAATGCTGCCAGGCTGGCTTGGAATGCCGTAGCTTGAGCATTGCCCACCATGGCAAGGCTAGCGCCGGCCTGCGTCGACTTGTTAACCATCAACTGAACAGCCTGATAGACCAGCCACTGAGCAGCCATATCTGCCAAAGTCGAGATCACAGATTTTCCGAAACCGGTCACCATATCCGCCAATGCGTCGCCGGCGGTTTTAGATCCGGTGGCCATATCCGTGAAGAACGCCCCTAGTTCACTGCGAGCGCTGCCCAGAGTGGACGCGGTAGCATCGGCTGCAATCGCGGAGTAGTTGGTGGCCGCGTCGGCATAGTTCTGCCAGGCTTCCTGAGCACCCAGTACCCAGTTTGTCTGCAGCTCATCAACCTGCTCGTAGTAGAGCTGCTGGGCGAACAGCTGTTTGTTCAGCTCTTCCTGTAAAACTTCTGTCTGGCTGGCATAGAGCTCAGGGGTGATCTGACCCGTATTTCGCTGTTCATTGAGGACCTTCACATCCTCGACGTACTTCTGCCGTACAGCCAGATCGGCACGCATCCGGTCACGGGCTTTGTCGCCCATCCCAATTCCCGCCAGCTCCTGCGCGTAGCCATTGATGGCTGTTTGTGTGCCCGAGGACTGCGCAGCTTTGAAAGCGCTTAGCTTCAGCGCATCCTCATTGGCCTTCTTGATCTTGTTGAGCCCGTCCAGCTCTGCAGCCAGTTCCAGGAGCCGCTTTTGCTGAGCCTTCGACAGGTTGCCAAGCTTGCCTTCTTGTAGCTCAAACGACAGCTTGGCGACCTCGGTGGCGTCCTTTTGCCTGTCGCCTGTGGTGTTGATCAGCTGGATCTGACGCTTGAATCCTTCCTCAGTCGACTCAAAGTCCTTGACCTGTTTTTTGGCGGCTTTCTCGCTTTCAGACTCACCCTTTCGCTTAGCCTTGTTGGCCGCGTCGTTGACCTTCTTCTGCGACTCGATAGCACTCGCTGCTGATAGGATCGCGCTGCGGTCAGTGTCGGTGAGATCGGCGTGCTCTGCGATATAGCGATTGGCGATCTTGATCGCGTCATTGTTATCTTGCAGGCCGCCCAGCTGCTTCTGCAGGGTGTCGAGGTATGTCTGACCGGCACTACTCATACCGATCTTGGCGGCAGTGTTTGCCTGGGTAGAGGCCGTGTTACGGTCGGTTTCCTCGGTCAGTTCACCGAGCTTTGCGCGCAGGTTCTGCAACTGTTCACTGAGCTCGGAGGCCTTGATCTGACCGGTCTCGATGGCCTGGGCCATGGCTTCGGTGACGCCGGGAATGCCGCGCACCTGGTCAGCCACAGCCTTCCAATCCACGACTGCACCTGTAGCCGCTTCATTCGCCGCCTCCCGAACCAAGTCGAGCGCTTTCTGCGCTTCTGCTGGCAGCGGCACTAGGGCACCAATAAAGCCGTCGACACCTGCGGCACCCACGTCGCGCAGGCTGTTTTCGAACCGGTCAGCGATGGAGCCGGCAACTTGACTCAGCTCGCTGGCAGTGTCTTCGAGAGTTCCTTTTAGCTCGCGCAACGCCACTGCTTGTGTGGCCTTATTGAGCTTGCCGAACCGCTCAACCAGCTTATCGAGTGGGTCGTTTAGGTCTCCGAGCTTCTTCTCCAGCGAGTCGGAGTTGTCGCGCAGCAGCAGGAAACTGGCAGCTGCAGTACCGGCGAGCATGGCAATGCCCATCGGGCCACCCATCGCCGCGAGCAGGCCACCGGTGGCAGCCCGGGTAAGGTTTGCCTGGGCGATGGCCAGCGCGTCAGTCGAAGCCTTCAGCGCAGCCTGTTTGGGGATCAGCTCACTCTGGACGATCGAAAGGCGCTGCAGGCCGGTGGTAGCAACAACCGTGGCCTCGGCCTGCTGCAACTGGGCTTGGGCGTAGATGCGTTGAGCCTCAGCCGCCCGCATAGCAGCCTGGGCGTTCTGGACTTCTGCCCGGTACTGGGCCAACGCCGCCTTGAGCGCCAGGCCCGACTTGGCCACATAGTTGGTAAGCGCGGCCACGCCGGCAACACCCATCGCCGAAGCGACCAACTCGACATTTTCGCCCAGCACCAGTAAAACCTGGGATAGCCCGCCGACTACCCCAGTGCTTTCTTCCATATTGCCAAGGAAAGTGCTGATGGCGTTTCCAATATTGGTCAACGCATCCTGCACACTGGTCGACATCTCGGCAGCTGCCTGGCGATTCGTATCGACCGTCTTCAGTAGGCCGTTGTTGAGGTCGTCCAGCGCAAGCTTGCCCTCTACGCCCAGCTTGCGTATCTGCTCGGCGCTTTTTCCAGTACCCGCAGCGATCGCATCGACGATCGTCGGCATTGCGGTCTGAATCGACACCCAGCCGTCAGCCTCGACTTTGCCAGTTTGCAGCGCCTTGGAATAGGCATCCAGCGCAGAGCCGGCTTTGTCCGCTGACGCAGCGTTGGTTACCAGCAGAAAGCTGAAGCTGTCGGTGATATCCAGGGTTTTCTGGGTGTCGTAGCCCAGGTTGCGCATCACCCCCGCAGTACGAATGTAGAGTTCCTGTGCCTCCGCCAGCGGGCGGTAGGTTTCATTGGCGGTTTGCAGAAGGTGCTCCTGCACCAACTGATATTCAGCGCCGCTCCCTGCAGCAGCCTTCATGCGGTCGGACATCTGACCGTAGGCATCGACCTTCTTGATGATGCCGCCAACCAAGCCAGCACCGGCGACAGCAGCGAAAGCACCGCGGATAAGATTACCGGCCTGCTGGGCCGATTTGCCGGCCCGATCAAACGCGGAGTCTACTTGAGCCAGGTTGCGGTCGATGCCTTGTGAAGACCTCGCCACCATCTGGTCGGCGTTAGCCAGCTCACGTCGAAGTTGAGCAGTAGTAGCCTCGATCTGGACCAACATGCCCTGGATTTGCTGGTCCGCCATATTTTCTCCTGAATGAAAAAACCCGGCGCTTGGCCGGGTTGATTAAAAACTCACTTGCTTTATCTGTATGGGTTGGACATTTCGGTTGTGGTGTAGCTGACTACCTTCCCATCAGCATCTAACACGACGCTAAGCCCCTGATTTGCATAGCTAGAACCAGAAAATCCAACCTTCGCATATCCCCATGACAGGACCTGGGTGCCGTCCGAATTTTTGGTCGATGCCAGCGGTTTACCGAAACTGCTCAGCAAGTCGTCCTTGGTAGTAACGCCCTGCTTGATCTGGTCCAACTGTGCCTGCGTTACCGGTTTTCCATAGGTGGTGCAGGCAACTAATACACACGCTCCCAGCAGCGTGATTACTTTCTTCATGCGGCACGTCTCCTTGATGAACGCATGAATGTAGCACAGGACTATGTTCAGTCCCCGGATCTGCCGGTGAGTGCATGGCGCAGCTTGTCTGCCACGTTTGATGCACTCGGCTTTCCCTTCCCTGGCTGAGCCTTGCCCTTGCCGAAGGGGTTCGTCATCTGTGACCACTCGATGCGCGCATCCATGGCTAGGAACAACTCCGGAAGTGGCGTGCGCCATGCTGCATCTGGTGACCAGCCAAGCCACCCTGTAGCGATTGCATAAAGCCGGTCTACGTAGCTGCCATCCTCAACAACGCTCACGCCTCCCCGGCTGTCTCCTTTCCCTCATCACCACCGCGGGGATTGTAAAGCGCGACTAGGTAAGCATTGAGCTGGCTGGCAACGCCCAGCACGCCGGCTTGCCACACTTTCTCTGGCATAGCGTCTGCAGCCTTGCCTTCCAGGCCGGCTCCAGCAGCCAGGATTATCGCGCAGCCATCAATGCTCAAGGCTGAAATGGTTTGGGAGGCGCCGCGGAGGCCACCAAAACGGCTTTCAATAGCCCGCACCGCTTTCAACGTTGGCTGGAGGACGAACTCCTCATCACCCAGTTTCACGGTCAAAGTCCCGTGGAGGGTCTTGTTCATAAAGCACTGTCCTTGGTTGCCGGGGCTGGGCCCCGGTTATTCAGGCGGCTGCAGGTAGCAGCTCCAAGATATCGGAGTTGATGCCGATGGTGATGTTGCGGCGCACGACGTTGTCGGCGGCACCTGGTGCAACGGTGTTGTTCATCACCTTGCCGCGCATGTAGAAGGTGGTCGGCCTGAGCACTGGGGTGGAGGTGGGATCACCATCGTTGAGGGTGATCTTGATGTTGTAGTCGCCCTTGCTACGGTCCTTGTGAGCGACTTTCACCGCCTTCTGGCCGGCATCGCCGTTGTCCAGCCCCACGGTCAGCGTCAGGTCACCAGCATCAGCGGTGCCCTTGTACTTACGCACGCGGCCGTTCTTCAACGACGTGAAAGTCACGCTACTGAATGTGTCGCCGAACTCGCCCAAGTCTTCGATTTCGCCTACCTCGACATAGGTATCGGCTTCGTATTGGGTCTGGGTGTCAGCGCCGGTTTTGCCGCCAAGCCAGAAGCGGCAGCCCGCGGCGGTGTTCAGGTTGTCATCGGCC